GGTTATGATGCAACTGGAACAGATATTTTAATCTTATCTGGTGGAGGAAGTGGAGGAAGTGCTGGGTCAAGTAGTTCATCCGATTCTACTGGGGGAACAGGTGGAATTGGAGGACAGGGGTCAGCATCCAGTGGTGGTGGAAATGGTGGAAATGGTGGAAATGGTTATACTACCTTTGGTGGAGGTGGTGGTGGAGGAGCAGGAGGATATACAGGAGCTGGTGGAACTGGTGGATATGGATATGTTAGCCAAACAGCTGCCCAAAGAGCAGGTGGCACTGGACAGGGAGGTGGAGGAGGTGGAGGTGGAAGTTTGAATGTAGATAGTGGATCTTCTGGAAATTTTAATAGTGGTGGAGGAGTAGGAATTTATAATGCAACCAGAACAACAGGAGCTGGAGGAACTTCAACTACTGCCAGTGGAAGTGACACTAGTTCAAAGTCTGGATTGTCTGGTTCTAGTGGAACTGCACCAACAGGAAGTAGTGGAAGATATGGCATACCGAACACCTTTACTAATTATTCAACAAGAGCTGTTGGTGGAATATATGGAGGTGGTGGTGGGGCAAGTTATCAGGCAGATAGTTCTAATAGTTGGAGAGAACCTGCAAATGGTGGCAGAGGATGTGTTAGAATTGTGTGGGGAACAGGGAGAACCTTTTCAACTTCATCTACAGTTGCTCAGGATGTTTTGTCGCAAAGATCTGCTTCTTTTTCTGATTGGACTTTTGTTGTTTGTGGTGTTACGACAGATTATAAGAGTTTTTTATCAACTAATGGAAGTTCTAAATCTGTGGGAGTTTCAACTGATTGGATGACAACAGGAGAAATCAATTTAGATAAAATTTTTGGAACAGGTTCTGATTCTGCTGCAGGTATTACTACAGGAACAAATTCTAATTATAAATGTCATTGGAACAATTGTATGATTTATAATCGTGAATTGACAAATGAAGAAATCCAAATAAACTTTGAAGCATTTAGACGTAAGTTTAATCTCTAAATAGTCATAAGTTGCAAAAACTTATGACTCCTCTTCATTCGTCTAAAGAATATTTGTTTAATCTTTATACTACAAGTTCTGGAGAAGCAAGACGAATATGGAGACAGCACATTAAAGAAAATTGGAATCATAAGTGTGCTTACTGTGGTTCTGAAGAAAAATTAACTATTGATCATATAGTTCCAAGATCAAAAGGTGGAACGGATTTCACAAACAATGTTGTCTGTTGCTGCCAAGAATGCAATCATGACAAAGGACACACAGATTGGGAAGATTGGTTCTCAAAGCAAATCTTTTTTACAGAAGAAAAAAGAAGTGCTATAATAAAATGGATGCACAATAAGCAAGAGCAAGTGCTCTATAAATACCCTCAAAGACAAAATAAAGTTTTATAGTATTATGAATTTTACAATTTATTCAAAACAAGGTTGCCCTTATTGTGATAAGGTAAAGACAATTTTAAATCTTTTGAGTGAATCAAAGGGATATAAAATCACTTCATATGAACTCAATACTGATTTTAATAGAGAGCAATTCTATTCCGAATTTGGGGAAGGTTCAACATTTCCTCAGGTAATTTTAAATGATTTGCATATTGGTGGATGCACTGATACGATCTCGTATTTGAAAGAAAATAATATGCTCTGATCGTGTCTATAAATAATTTTGGAAATTATGGCATTAATCGTGGTTTTGAGTTAATGCTTAGAAAAAAAGGAGGAGAGAAAAAGGAAACAAAATTGACATTAAGAACTTTCAATTTTGAAAAAGTATTTTCTTTCCTTAAAAGAGAGATATATTTCAAAATTGAATTAGATATAATGAAAAAAAAGTAGTCTCTCGGAGAAGATCAATGACAGCAACGTATTTAGTATTTGGTTCTTTTTTATTTGTTTTGTTTTTTATGGTAGGACTTTTTATCGGGTGGAGTGCCAGAGAATATATGATGAACTATCAAGAAGGACCAAAACAAATTGCTTATCATCCAGAGTTTTACAATAAAAATGGTGAGTTAATTGATCAAGAAATTGTTTCAGTAAGATTTGATCCTGATTATTTTATTGATGAAGATGATAGTGATAATGATTGATAAATAAATTTAATTAATTTAATTCTGCATTAATTTTATGACAATGACAGTAAAAGAAAAAACAACGACTAAAAGAACTACTTCAAAAGCAAAAGAAGTTGTAAATGAAAATATAGATCTTCCTGCAAATCCTTTTGCTTTTGAAGTTTTAAATCTTGCTAGTTCACAAAGAACTAGTGCAAAAAAAGTCGAAGTGCTTAAAAAATATGAGCACGATTCATTAAAAGCAATTTTTATATGGAATTTTGATGAATCGGTAATATCCGTTTTACCAGAAGGTGATGTTCCCTTTTTTGGGGATAATACGATGAAGACGACAACAATGTCTGAAAGAATTGAAGAAGCAGTTAAACAATTGAGTGATTCTTCAATCGGAGCAATTGACCAAAAGTATTCTACAATACGTAAGGAATATGATAAATTTTATAACTTTGTAAAGGGTGGTAATGATTCTTTAAATGGTATTCGTAGAGAAAATATTTTTGTAAATCTGTTGGAAGGTTTACATCCATTAGAAGCAGAGATTCTTTGTTTGTGTAAAGATAAAAAATTACAAACAAGATATAAAATTACTAAAGAAATAGTTTCTGAAGCATACCCAGATATTACTTGGGGAAATAGAAGTTAATTATGCTATTAATACATAAAAATTGTGATCCTTCTGTATCAAATAATAAAAGTTTACCCAGGAACTCTTATTTAATTACATATCTTGAAGATGATCAAACAAAATATGATATTGTGCAAGCAGGTTCGTTTGTAGAAGTATTTGATAATTACTACGACCAATATGGTAAAGGCAATATCTTAAAGATTAAATGGACAGAAGGAACTGTAAATCCAAAATCATATAACTATCAAGTTAAAGATAAAAAAACAAAAAAATAAGATAAAGGGGGGATTGTCTTCTCCCTTTTTTTGTGTTAACATAAAGTGAGAAGAAAACATTCTATGGATAAAGAAAAACTAAAACTTATTGTCCGTAATTTGGAACTTTTAGTTGATTCTCTAAAGGCAGAAATTTATTCTGATGTTTCTGCATATAAGACACCAAAGAGAACCATTACTGATTACGATGAAATTTTTGAGGATGATGACGGATATGCCGACTAGTAGAGCAAAAAAACTAATTAAACTTCTTGAACGATTGGTAAAGCAAGAACATCTTTATACTGATGAAAAAATCAAAGAGATGAAAGAACAATTACGTTCACTCAAAAAACAATTTTCAGAACTTGAAGCAAAAACATCAAAAGGATTTGGAAAGAAATGACAGTTAAACTTATTTCGGTAACTCCCGATGCAGAACAAACAATGGCATATATTGCACGAGTTTCTAATCCTGCGAATCAAGACAACCAAAACTATTCCAAGTTGCTTGCTTATTGTATTAAGCATAATCATTGGTCTGTGTTTGAACAGGCTACTATGACTCTTGAGATTGAAACTAATCGTGGCATAGCAGCACAAATACTTCGTCACAGAAGCTTCACATTTCAAGAATTCAGTCAACGTTATGCAGATACAAATCTGATTACTGAGAATATTCCTATTCCAGAACTTCGTAAGCAAGATACTAAAAACCGACAAAATTCTACAGATGACCTTGGTGACTATGTGAAACTTAAATTTCAAGCAGAAATTGCAGAACTGTTTGCTAACTCTAATAATCTTTACAAGAGGATGTTGGATGCAGGGGTAGCAAAGGAATGTGCAAGGTTTGTACTTCCACTTGCAACACCTACTCGAATCTATATGACGGGATCATGCCGTTCTTGGATACATTATATCAATCTGCGTTCTGCAAATGGAACTCAAAAAGAACATATGGAAATTGCAGAAGCAGCAAAATGTGTGTTTATTTGCCAATTCCCTAATGTTGCTGAGGCACTTGGATGGAAACCAGATGAAAAATGTCCAGAATGCATTGATGCTCCTTCTATTTGTATAGAATAAATATTTTTGTAATAATTATAAAATATGGCAATTTATCCTATTATTCATAAGGAAACTGGTGAAACAAAAGTAATTGAAATGAGTGTTCACGACATTACTCAATGGTATAAAGACAATCCAGAATGGCAAAGAGACTGGTCTAAGGGTTGTGCTTCACCAGGAGAGGTTGGTGACTTATTAAGTAAACACGTTAGTAGAAATCCAGGATGGAATGATGTCCTCCGTAAGGTTTCAAAAGTTCCAGGTGCAAATGTAAAACCGATTTAACTATGGCAAGAAAAAGAAGAAACAATGACAATCAACCAATTGGTGTTGGTTACACATCCAAACAGATGAAGAGGAGAAAACCAATCAGTGCTGATTATCTCATTGATGTTGAACCTTTAACAGAGAATCAAAGAAAACTTTTTGAATCATATCAAAACGGAAAACATTTGGTTGCTTATGGTTGTGCTGGTACTGGTAAAACATTTATCAGTCTCTATAATGCACTTAAAGATGTATTAGATGAGACAACACCATACGAACAAATCTATGTGGTTCGTTCTCTTGTAGCAACTCGTGAGATTGGTTTTCTTCCAGGAGACCACGATGATAAGTCTGCTCTTTATCAAATTCCTTATAAGAATATGGTAAAGTATATGTTCCAAATGCCCAGTGATGCTGATTTTGAGATGCTTTATGGTAATCTCAAATCTCAGGAAACTGTAAAGTTTTGGAGCACATCTTTTATTCGTGGTACAACACTTGATAATTCAATCATTATTGTTGATGAATATCAGAACCTTAATTTTCACGAATTGGATTCTATCATTACTCGTGTTGGTGAAAATAGCAGAATTATTTTTTGTGGAGATGCCACACAATCTGATTTGGTTAAAACAAATGAAAGAAACGGCATTAGTGATTTTATGAATATTCTAAGAAAGATGGAATCTTTTGATATTATTGAATTTGGAGTAGATGATATTTGTAGGTCTGGACTTGTCAAAGAATATATTGTTGCAAAAATGGAAGCAGGTTATTGATGTCTAATCCTTTAATTGAAAAATATAATGAATTATATGGTGAAAAACAAATAAAAAGTAATCTTTTCACTCATATTGATATTAATCTTCCAAAACTTGAAAGGGAAACCATAGATGGTGTTCGTTATTACACAATACCAGAAGAAGATAAACCAATTAAACTTGTTTCAATTACTTCTGTAACCAGTCATAAGAACCGTCAGTTCTTTGCTGATTGGAGAAAAAAAGTTGGGGAAAAGCAAGCAGATAAAATTACTAAACAAGCAACCAGTCGTGGAACTGATATGCATACACTGGTGGAAAATTATCTTTACAATAAAGACCTTCCACCAGTCCAACCTTTATCTGATTTTCTCTTCAAAATTGCAAAACCAGAATTAAATTGTATAAATAATATTCATGCTCTTGAAGGTTCTCTTTACAGTAAAGTTCTTGGTATTGCAGGAACTGTAGATTGTATCGGAGAGTATAATGGGGAGTTGGCAATAATCGACTTTAAAACTTCTAAAAAACCAAAACCAAGAGAGTGGATTGAACACTATTTTGTTCAGTGTATGGCATATGGTTGTATGTTATACGAGATTACTGGTATAATGGTAAAGAAATTAGTCATCATTATGGCTTGTGAAAACGGAGAATGCATTGTTTATGAAGAATACGACAAACAAAAATACATTAAATTACTCACCGAATATATTAGAGAATTTGTTAGAGATAAACTTCACCAATATGAATGATAAAGTAAAGGACGAATTAAATAGTAAATTTTTATGTCCTCAAAGGTTTGCTCAGGATATAGAAAACATTGTAAAAAATTCTAAAATTAATTATATTGACGCAATCGTTACTTATTGTGAAGAGAATAGCATTGAAATTGAAACGGTTTCTAAACTAATTTCAAAACCATTAAAGGAAAAAATTAAAAATGATGCTATTGAATTGAATTTTTTGAAAAAAACTACTCGTGCTAAATTGCCATTGTGACCCCATTTGATGTATATAAAACTTACTTAGCATTTAAAAATCATTTTACAAAAGAAAATTACGATTACTTTAAATATTGTGGAAAGTCCAGAGCATCTCTGGACTCTTTTCATAAGAGGAAAGATAGATTTTTCTTTGAACGAACTTCTAGACAGAAGAGTGATGATGAAATCAAAGCATATTTTGTTGCAAATTTTGTTGAATGTAATGACCCACAATCACTTTGGATTGGTGAAATTATTCGTAGTGGGGAAGAAACATATACTAATTGGTTGAAAAAATCTCAGAGTCTTTTTTATTTGTTTAAAACTGAATGTGAAGTTTTTATCCAAAAAGATAATTTTGAAAAATTGTTTGAGGTAAAAAATAATCAACATCCAGAAATTCTTAAAAAGTATTTTCAAAAAGCAGTCAGTTTAGAAACAATGGTGATATTGGATATGATATTGGGTTATGTTAAAAAGTTTGATAAAAAAATAACAGACCCAGTGTGGGAAACCGTTAGGTTAAGAATTATAAAATACAAACCATTTCTAAATATTGATGTAGCAAAGTACAAGAAAGTTCTTCAGGAGATTGTGTTATGAGTAGATTTTTTGATTCGGAACAAGTCAGAGAATCTTTACTTGAATTGGAAGAACTTCAGCAGAGTATTTTTGATGAATTGTTTTCTCTTCCTTTCTTTGACTCAAAACAAAAAAAGGAACATCTTGATAAGATGAAACTTTTTTTAGAAAAACAAAAAAATTTTGTTTTTAGATTATCATTATCTGATGACCCAGAAGCAATTGAAATGAAAAATAGAATTCTGGATTCTGCCAAAATTTTTGGATTGAAACCAGGAGATAATTTGAATGCTTTCTTTGAAAAACTGGAAGAGTCAATCCAAAACCTTGAAGAAACACTTGACAAATAACTTCATTACTGCTACAATTAATACGTACAATACGTCTCAATACTACTAATACGGAGAATACGAATGTCTTTTGCTGATCTTAAAAAGCAATCCAAGATGGGTCCTTTGACCGAGAAACTCATCAAACAAGTTGAGAAACTCAACGATGGTGGTTCCAAAGATGATGATAGGTTTTGGAAACCCGCAATGGATAAAGGAGGAACTGGTTCTGCAGTAATCCGTTTTCTTCCTGCCCCCGAAGGTTGTGATCTACCTTGGGCACAAGTTTGGTCTCACGCATTTCAAGGACCTGGTGGATGGTTGATTGATAATTGTCTTACAACTCTGGGACAAAATTGTCCTATTTGTGAGAAGAATCGTGTTCTGTGGAACTCTGGTTCTGATAAAGATAAGGAAGAAGCACGTAAACAAAAACGCAAACTTTCTTATTTTGCAAACATTTATGTTGTAAAAGACCCTGCAAATCCATCAAACGAAGGAAAAGTTTTTCTTTATAAGTTTGGTAAGAAAATCTTTGATAAGATTAGTGCTGCGATGCAACCAGAATTTGATGATGAAGAACCAATTAATCCTTTTGATTTTTGGAAGGGTGCTAACTTCAAACTGAAACTGGTGAAGAAAGATGGATATTGGAACTATGATAAGTCTGAGTTTGCAGCACCTTCTGCTCTTCTTGACGATGATGATGAACTGGAATCAATCTATAAATCACTTAACAACTTGAATGATTTTGTTGCTCCAAGTGAGTTCAAGTCTTATGAAGATTTGAAGAAACGTCTTGATTACACTCTTGGTCTTAAAGGAACACCCAAGTTTCAAGACCCAGAAACAATTGATGAGGAAGAAGAAATTGAAGTTCCAGTTAAGCAATCTGTTTCTTCTCGTTCTTCAAGTTCTTCCAGTGAAGATGAGGATGAAGATGATGCACTATCGTACTTTCAAAAACTAGCAGAAAGTTGAAATAGTTAAGGGAGGTTTATAACCTCCCTTTTTTTATACCCCTGTTATTTTTGGATTATAACCACGTTTTGTAGTTTCATTTACATATTGTGAAGATTCATCGTACTTCATAATATTCTTCATATCACTGATGAATACAGAAAGATATTCTGGTTTTAGAATTAAAATTAACCTTTTATTTTCATTTTGATCAACTTCATATTCATAATTTGTAACTGCTTTAAAACTATTTTTTGTTGATATTGTACTTCCTGTAGTACTTGTAATTTTAGTATCTTGCTTTTCTGTAGATATTTTTATTTTTACACCAGGTAATGGAGTTGCCATTTTTTATTTTTATTTAGGATTGAGGTAAGAATTTAAACACTGGAACAACTTTTCCATCTTGAAGTTCCCCAACAATTTCATATAATGATGGATCTAATACAACGTCATTTTCAAAAACAACATCACCAACTTGTATAGTTGTAGATATATTATTTCTTCCCACAACTGAAAAACTTCCACCCCAACTATTTGGCCAATCCGATAAAGTATTTGTGATTGATATTGGGGTATTAGTATCTCTTGCTTTTACTTGCAAGAAAGATTTGTTAGTTTCAATATCCTTTACAATAGTATCAGTATTTTCGTTTGTTACATAATTCCCAAAAACACGAACAAATTGATTTAAGTTAATTGTGATTACATTTGATGTATCTTCACTTGGAAATTCCGATAGATTGTAATTTAAATCTGTTGAATTTGTCGTAACTGATATTGTTTTTCCTGGATCAACTTGCAAACCACCAGGAATAATTAATCTATCGTATTCATCTCTGACTTCTATTGTTTCATAGTGATGGACTTGTGCAATTGTTTCATCATCACCATATTTGTCCAGTAGATATTTGTAAAGACTATTATTATCTAAAGGCCATTGGTCATTTAGATTTGTAATATTATTTGTAATTAATATTACCCAATCAAGAGATGAATCATTATAAACTTTTTGTGCTACTTGGTCTGGTCTCTCATTATCTATTATTTGGTAATATTCAAAGGCAGAAACTGCATTTGCAATATCATCTCTAAGTTTTGCTCTTTTAAATAGATTTTTTGTTACAATATAATCGTCATTAAAAGATTGATTTGGAAAATTTGAGACGTACTCAAAGTTGGGAAGTTCTCTGAAGTATGACATATTAGTATCCTATATCGTTTTCTGTGATTTTATCATAATCACCAGATAGACCATCAAATATTGTATCTTGATAATCACTTTCGTATATGGGTTCAATTTCTTGAAATCCTAAAGACATTGTATAAGAAACTGGTTGTCCTTCTTCGTATGCTGACCACTGACCATCAGGTGCATAGTTCACGGATACTCCTTGAAGAGCACATATTTTAAATTTATTTACACCTGCGATTGATTTTCCTCCCACAGTTTTATATTCCAACTTAAACACATTAGGAGAACCAAGAAAAACTGATCTATAACCAGCACCTTTTGTTGCATTAAGTTTTCTTGCAGCACTTCCTTGCTTGAAGAATCTGATGATTCTTCTTACATCTGCTGCCTCTCCTTCACTTCTTGGACTAAAACGATATGCGAATTGAAATTGACGGAGAGTTGGACCTCTGAATAAGAGTTCAAGATTTGAATTTGGAACCAATCCAGCACCCCTTGCCAAAATACTTTCCGGGGAAACTTCAAATCCAGCATTTTTTAATATCATTGACATTAGTGCTGTTTTTACCTCTGGCATATTTAAGTCAGCACCTGCCATCCCCAATAGTGCCAATTGATTCATTGACCCAGTTGGAAGACCTTGCCCGTTAGTTTTTGCTTTAGTTATTTGGTCAAGTAATGCAGTAGCAATTTGCACCAATCCAGTACCTCCCATATTGCTTCCTACATATCCAGTAGCTGCCATTGTCATATTATTCATTCTATCGTCCCCCCATTCCACATTGTTGGAATCCGAGATTCCAGAAGGAATTGGAAGAATGACTGTTCCTATTGGGTCTTTTAAACCACCTTTTAATGCACTATTTCTTTGAACTCCTTCAATGAATATGGATTTTGTGATTACTTTTTTATCTGGTTCTGGGTCAAATAAATCTTCAAGAGGTGGTTTATAATTAAACATTGTAATGTGAAGGGTATCTTGTTGATTGTCAAGAATATTTTGTGGGTACTTTAAAAGACGTTTAAATAATTTTTTTTCATTGAAACTTGTAAAATTTTTATTATTTCCTAAATTAAGTCCAGGGTCAAAAAAGTTATTTTGTCCTGGTGATGCTGAAAATGCTGTTCCAATTATTGGAAATGAAGGTGGATTTCCTGACCCAGTAGGGTCATTGTTAACAATAAATCTTCCTTGATTTTGTGGTTGTGCTGCAGCATTAATCTTATTACCTTTTGCCGTTCCTCCTCTCGTTTGGAAAGCAGCATAAGATACCTTATTGATAGTTAACGCATAATCTTTTGCTAATTGTGTGGGTTTATTTAAATCTCCATCCTGAAATAATCTTGGGTCACTTATTGCTGCACTTGTCCAACTACCATTTAGAAAAAATACAGCAGGAGCAATTACATTATGTGGAGGTTGCTCTTTAAGTTGATAATCTCCATTTTTATAATTATACTCAATTCCAAGTCTAAATGGAACTGGTCCAGCATTTGATGTATAAAAATTATCGTTTAGTATTATCCAGTCAGACATTTATGGTGCGTCCCAAACTTTGGTTTTAAATACTGGTTGTCCTCGTCTATCCACAAATTTCTCTGTTGGAAGTAAAGATACTCCTGCCCATTCTCCTTCAGGCACTTTAAAGAAATCACTCATTACTCCAGAGAAGAGATATTTATGTAAAGTTTTCTTGGGTGCATTTACAATACCTGATTTATTTAGATAAGAATTTGCAACTGCTTCACGATACTTTGGTGTTAGGTAGTGAAGATTTGAACCAAAAAATGAACCTTCTCTTGGATTTACTTCAATGATATAAGATAGTGGATGCATATCCCAATAATCATATCTTTGAGGATACTTGGCACTGTACATAAAAAACACTAAATCACCTGGAATAATGAAACTTGTATCCAACTGATTGATATCTTTTTTGTTGTATTCTAATAAAGAATTCATCAATGAATTGACATACCAATTGGTACTTTTATATTTTCCTCCTGTTTCTTTTATAATTTCTTCTGCTATCATAATTTGATACCTAATTCTTTTTCTGTCAGAACACGAAACTCATAATTTCTGTCTGCACAATATTCCTTTGCTGCTTCCCATTTTGCTTGATTTACTGCCCAAGTTTTAACAGCATATGCCCAAGATTTTGTTTTTCTTTTTGGATTTGTTTCTGGCATTTTTAAATCTTTTTGTGGTTTAATTTCTACAACCAGATGTCTGTTATTTCCATTTTTATCTTTATATTTAACGAAGAAGTCTGGGAAATATCTGTGAATTTTATTATCAATTGGAGAACGATAAGGAATCCAAAATTCTTCAGATTTCCAACCATTTACACTTTCAGTTAGGTCACAATATTGCATAAACTTCAATTCATATGATGACCTATAAACTATATTTGTTGGGTCACCATTATATTTTTCTGGGTTTTGTGGTCTATATTTTCCTTGCCTATACTTACTATCTTCGTTACGAGGCATACATATTATATAATCTTAATCGTATTTATAAATGGCAACTAAAGGACAAAGAGCAGGACAACCTGAAATTGGACCTTTATATACGAAGATGACGACTCCTACGGGAGAACTTCCTGGTGCGTTGGATATTTTTGGGAAGTTATCTCTTACGAGTCAATTTAAAGTATCATTGCACCTGACTGATAATAATGATACTCAACTGATGGGATGGTTATACAATGCAGGAATTACCAATGATGTACGAGTTTCAAAGTTGTTTGATTTTTATTGTGCAGAAACTGCACTTCCTGGTGCAACTTTTGATGTCACAGAAGAAATCGGTTCATATCAAGGGATAATAGAAAGATTTCCAACTAAAAGAGTTTATCCAGATGTCACAATGACCTTTTATGTTGATTATGATTATAAACTCATTCGTCTTTTTGAAGAATGGATGAATTATATTAATCCACTTTATACAAATTCTGGAGTAGTGCAACCAAGTTCAAAAGGGCAAGGAAATGCCAAAAATACTCCAGACTTTTTTAGACTAAGATATCCATCATCCTATAAAAGAATTATATCAATTGTAAAATTTGAGAGAGATTTTAATACACCCAATCCAAACCAACCTGGGGGAGTTATACAAGATGTTCCCAGAATAACTTATCGTTTAATTGATGCATTTCCTACAAATATAGCAGCAATGCCAGTGACTTATGAAGGAAGCACAATTACTAAAACAATAGTCACTTTTAGTTACTCCCGTTATGTGATTGAAAAACATAATGTGAGGATGTAAATAAATAAAAGCACTGAAACATTGAATTATGCCATTACCAAAAATTTCTACACCAACGTATGAATTGGTTTTGCCCTCAACAGGAAAAACAATTAAGTACAGACCATTTTTAGTTAAAGAAGAAAAGATTTTAATTCTCGCACTGGAAAGTCAAGATACGAAAGAAATCACAAATGCAATTAAGCAAGTATTAAAAGATTGTATTTTAACAAAAGGAATTAAAGTAGAAGAACTTCCAACTTTTGATATTGAATATCTATTCTTGAATCTTCGTTCAAAGTCTGTAGGAGAATCAATTGAATTAGTTATTACTTGTAGTGATGATATGCAAACTCAAGTTCCAGTGACAATTTACATTGATGAAATTCAAGTTCAAAAAGAGGAAAATCATAGTACCGATATTAAACTTGATAGTTCTTTAGTTTTGAGAATGAAGTATCCTTCTTTAGACCAATTTATCAAAAATAATTTTGATTTTAATACCGAACAAACCGCATCAAATATTGAAAAATCTTTAGATATTATTGCTTCTTGTATTGATATAATTTTTAATGAAGAAGAAAGTTGGGCAGCATCTGATTGTACTAAAAAAGAATTAACTGCTTGGATTGAAACACTTGATTCAAATCAATTCAAACAGGTTGAAAACTTTTTTAATACAATGCCAAAACTTACACACAAAGTAAAAGTTAAGAATCCAAAGACTGGAGTGGAAAGTGAAGTAACGTTGGAGGGTTTAACATCTTTTTTCGGTTAAGTATGGCTTATATGGAATTGGAGTCATACTTTAGAATTAATTTTGCCTTGATGCAGTTCCATAAATATTCATTAACTGAGATTGAAAATATGATGCCCTGGGAAAGGGACATTTACTTAGCACTTTTACAGCAACATATTGAAGAAGAAAAATTAAAACAGCAGCAACAAAATGGTTAGTTCTGTTCTTAGACCAGAAAAAATAGTAGGAAGACAGAATACAAATAGAGCAGCAGCACAGAATTTTATTTCAGGTGGTTCTGTACTTGGTGCTTCTGTTATTAATGGTGCTGCAAATAAAATTGTAGGTTTTCAAAGAGCAGGAGTTCGACCAGCAGCTCCAGCAATAGATAGCATCGTAAGCACAATATCTACAAATATCAATAATAATTTAACAAGTGTAATTAATAACACACTTCAAGGATTTTCTGCTGACTATCAAAAAAGAATAAAACAAGTAGATAATGCAAAACCAATTGGTATTCTTGGTAAGTTTTTAAATGTTTATAAGACTGCTTTAGGTTTTATAAACTTCTTTGGTAATAAAAAAAATATTGATAAAGTAAGAGATAATTTAGAGGTACTTAAAAAATCATTTACTGAAAGTTTTGAGGTTGCAAAATTAATTCGTCAAGTTATAATCAAAATTGTAAAGCAATTATCCAATCTTCCTGTTGCTTCCTCTTCTGGTGGTGGAGGATTAAATCTCGATGTTGATATTCCTGGTGGTGGATTGAAAAAATCTGCTCCAAGAGGACTTGGAAGAATGATGGGTGGTAAAGGGAAAATGCTTGCTCTTGGTGCTGGGGCATTAGGACTTGGTGCTCTTGGTGCTGGTGCAGTGAATGCTCTTTCTGATAGTCCACAGACACAAGCAGCAGGAACATCACCAGAAATTCCAGGTGATACGATTGATAGATTTTCTTCAATTGTTGATAAGTTTGCAAATGCAATTAGCAACTTATTTAAGACAGGAAAACCAAAACCAAAACAACAACCTCCTGGTTCTTCTTCTGGTAGTGGTGCAGCAAAACCACCTGGACAAACTAAACCTCCTGGTTCGATGAATACTCCAGGAGTTACTACAACTGGAGAAAAAGGAGTTCTTGATTTAATTGCCTCAGTAGAACAAGGTCCAGAGGGATATGATAGTTTTAATACGAGTGCAGGAAAAACTCCAGGAAAAGCAACTGAAAAAACTATTGGATGGTTAGCTAAAAATGCAAGAGGGGCAATTGGAAGATATCAACAAATGCCTCAATATCTTTTAGAGAGAGCTCAAAGAGCAGGATTTGATGAAAATACCAAGTTTACTCCTGAAGTTCAAGATGCAATAACTTTGAATGAACTTAGAAAAGGTCATTCACTAGATAAGTTTTTGGGCGGCCAAATAACAGAAGAACAATTCTTACAGAAACTTGCTCCAACGTGGAGAGGTCTTCCCCAAGGACAGATTAATGCTGCAAAGCTTGGTGGAACAGCAGATCTAACATATCAAGATCAATATGCAGGTAGAAATGCTGCTGGTAAAACATATGCACAAACTATATCAGAACTAAAAAATATCAGAAGTGGTGGAAATAAACCTATTTCTGCAATTCAATCAACACAAGTAGCAGCAGCACCAACAGCAACACAAATGAGACAAAAAATCGCACAGCAAGTAGCACAACCACCACCATCACAACAGCAACAACAACCTATTGTCATGCCGATTGATATGAGTGGTGCAACACAACAACAAACTGGAGGTGGTGGTGTGAGTGCCCCTCCTTCAACACAAAGAAATGGTCCATCGGTTCCATTGTTACCAGCAGCAAATACAGATAATTTCTTGGTTCTTTATTCCAGAATGGTCTATAATATCGTTGACGGGTAATGAAAACACTTTCTTCTCCATTAGTTGCTGCAGCAAATAATATTGTTTCACTTGGTGTTAGGTCAAATTCATTACCAAAGTTTCAACGTGAATATATTAATTTTGGTAAATTTTTAGAAGTAGAAAAAAGGTCATTAGAAAAATTAAAATTACCAGAAAAGAGAAAAATAAATGCTCTTGCCAATTTAAATATCGCAAGCACTTTTGGAAAACCAGGAAATCTATTAGGTTCTTTGTTTAGTGGAGCATTAGACCTTGCTGGATTTGTTGGTAATATGTTTCCTGGCAGAGGAAAATTTGGAAAACCACAAAGACCCACAAATGTAAAACCACCAAAACCAACACTTAGTGGACCACGATTGAAATTGGGTGGTATGAGAGCAGTTGGTGTTGGTAATGCACTATTTGCTGGACTTGATTTTGCGACTGGTCTTGCGGAAGGTGAAAGTGTAGGAAAAGCAGCAGCAGGAGCAAGTGGAGCACTTGCTGGTGGATTACTTGGTGGAGCAATCGGGCAAGCACTTATCCCAATTCCAGGTGTTGGATTTGTTGTTGGAAATATGGCTGGAAGTTTTCTTGGTGGATTTGCTGCGGATAGATTTTATGAGGGAGGAAGTTCTCTCAAACAAAAACTTGAACAAAGATTAAAAGGACAAGAAGCAAAACAAAAAGGTATTGTTTCTGGTCTTACGTTTAAGGATACAATAGATAAGTTTGATGCTGCTGTAAGTAGATTTGAGAAAGGTGTTGCGATGGGATTGTTTGGAAGTATTTCACAACAAGCAGCAGGAAGTGAATCAGAATTGACTGATAGTGATACAATAGAACCAGATTATTCTATTGATACTGGAAATGATCCGCAAGCAACTGGAGTTCAACTTGAAGATGTGGAAGCAAGTGGCGGTGAAGTTCCTGGAAGTCCAAACTCTGGTTTTAGAACTTCAAGGAGACCTGGACATAATGGAAATGATTATTTTAAAAGTGCGGGAACGCCAATTAGTTTAATACAAGAAGGAACTGTTACTGTTGCTGATATGAATTATGATCCTAGTGGATGGGGAGCACTCATTGAAGTTAGACATAAAGATGGTTCTTTAAGTAGATACGCTCATATGAGTAGAATATCTGTTGCTCCTGGTTCTAAAGTTTCTCCTGGTCAAGTCATTGGATATACTGGGGGGAAAGCAGGAGCACCAGGTTCTGGAAATTCTGAAGGACCACATTTGCATTTTGAATATTTACCTTCTGGTTCGGGACAAGTTGACCCAACACAAGCAGCAAAACAAATTTTTAGGTTTGGTGGAAATGTAAAAGTTAAGTCTGTTAAGTCAAATGGGATAAGTCCTGGTGGACAAATGCAGCAAATGACACCACAGCAGACTCCTGCTGGAACCCCTGCCCCCTCTATTCAACCACAAACTCAACAGCAACAAGTTCCTCAAGTGCAACCCAACCAACAACTGTCCTCTATGGTTGCAGCAGCACCAACAAATCTTCAAGTTCTACCACAAAATATTCAGTATTATACTTCATATAATCAAGCAGGTGGTGGTGCTTCTGTGATTATGCCTATCCTGATGGGTGGAGGTGGTGGAGGACAACAAAAACCAGTCTTCATTCCTGTTGGAGGAGGTGGAGGTGGTGGAACTGTGATTATGCCTGGTCCAGATGAAGGACAACTGGTAAATAGTCTTATGAAAACTATATTACTTACTAATCTGTCAGCAAGCTAATGTCACAATCTGTAGCAGCATTTAAACCAAATTATTTCATTATACAATCATTGGATGGTAGTAAAAAAATTGATATTACCAATTCCTTGTTGTTTTTTGATTATTTTGAAGATATTTTATCACCTTGTGTAACTGCTACTGCACAGGTGATTAATAGTACAAGTCTATTCAATCTTTTGCCAATTCGTGGTGGAGAAAAAGTTTCTATTAGTGTTGATACTGCATTTGGTGAGTTTTTATTTGATGGTGATAATGCTTTTTATGTTTATAAGGTTAGTAATCTTGATGCTCAAAAATCAAGTGAGATGTTTACTTTGCACTTAGTTTCTCGTGAAGGTTTAACAAATGATACTGTTAGATGCGAAAGAAAATATGCAGGAAATATTCAGACTACAGTAACTAAAATTTTAAAGGATGTATTAAAAACTAAAAAGTTTAAAAGTGAAAATATAGAATCAACATCAAACGAATTTTCTTTTATTGGAAATAATAGAAAACCATTTCACGTTTTGACTTGGTTAGGTCCAAAAGCAGTTCCTGCAAATGGGCAAAATTCGGGAACATCTGGAGGTGAAAATAGTGGAATAGCAAAGGGAACTGCTGGATTTTTATTTTATGAGAATAAAGATGGTTTTAATTTTAGAAGCATTGACAGTTTAGTATCAAGTACTCAAATACAAAATAATAGTGCCGATAAAGAGTCAATATATAACTATCAATATGCTCCAATCATTGAGAGTAATAATGTAGAAACAAATTTTAGAATTTTAAATTATAAGTATGAAAAGAATATTGACTTGATGAAAGCATTGAGAGTTGGTATGTATGCAAATAAAACATATTATTTTGATTTGTATTCAAATACTTTAGATATTTACAAATACACAGTAAAGGACCAAGTTAAGAATAAATTAGGTGCTTCTAAGAGTATCGTTGTATCTGAAGAATTTGGAGATAGTATTAGTAGAATTATGTTTAAAGCTTCTGATAGAGGAAACTTGAATAATGATGGAACGATAAGTGGTAAGTCTAGAAGTGGTGCTGATATGTCAATGTCTTATTCTAGATATAATTTATTGTTCACTCAGGCACTAAATATGGTTATACCTTGCAATATAAGATTGAAAGTTGGAGATATCATAAAGGCACAGTTTCCAAGAATCACAAGAACAGACAATAAAGAAGCAGATGACGAACAGAGTGGAAACTACTTGATTAAAGAATTAAGACATCATTTTGAAGGAAATCAAATGGTTACAAGTGTAAAACTAATTCGTGATAGTTACGGTCTTTACGGTCCTCAAAACGGGTAAGAAAAATGGATTTACAACAATTCATACATACTATAAATGATGAATTGGGAAATTCATCATTAAATAAACAAAGAAAAAGATACTTAGAAGCACATTTGGAAGAACTTTTGGAATATCAAAAGAATAATCCAAATAATACTTTAATACCAAATGCATTAGAATTATTTTGCGATTTAAACCCAAACGCACTGGAGTGTAGAATTTACGATGATTGAAGAAGCTTTATTGAAATCCAATTACATTGGTAAAGATGGTTTTTATTGGTGGATTGGACAAGTAGCAAATCAAAACTCTTGGAAAAGCAAATCTCAGTTTTCGGAGGAAAAGGGTTCTGACGGTAAAGTGTGGGCAGCAAGATGTAAGGTAAGAATTGTTGGTCATCATACTTTTGATGGTAATGTTCTTCCTGATGATGATTTGCCTTGGGCACAGATTATGATGGACCCTGCTTTTGGAAGTGGCCAAGGTGGTATGGGGGCAACAATAAATTTAAAGGGTGGTGAGACTTGCTTTGGATTTTTTATTGACGGAGATGACGCACAACAACCGGTTATAATGGGTCTTCTTCATCGTAGTGATGGAGTTAAGAATTTAATCAGTGAAGATGCAATAGCAAAGGAAAAAAGTTCTCAATTTAAACCATTTACTGGACATCCTGGAAATAATATCCCATCAACTCAAAGAAGTTATAGAAAAGATAAGGAAATTAATCCAGAAAATCCACAGGCAGAAACTTCTCCACTATCTACAAAAGATAAGGTAGATATTGCTTTTAATCCTACTGTCGGTTTTTATACTGGAACCTCTCGTGTTTTTCCTCAATATGGAGATAGACTTCAATTTGATGCATCATCCATATGGCAAGTTGCAAAAAAAGCAGACATAGAAATTACAATACCAAGTGGTTGTCAAAATGGATTGATAGGTGATATTACTCAAGCTCTTCAGAGCTTTATGGCAATTACAAATGGATTAGATAGGTATTTGAATGTTTATGTAGATACAGTACTAAATGAAATTGTAGATATAGGAAATCAAATTCGTAAGACCGCACGGTCAATACTTGGAATTGTAAAACTGATTATCAATAATCTAAGAAATACAATTATGAAATGTATTACTTGGGCATTTAGAAAATTAGTTGGACTTATTATTCCGCAACCACAACAAAAAATTGTTCTGGAAGCAATGAAAAAAATTCTTGATGTAATTTTTTGTATTTTAGAAAAACTCCCATCAAGTCTTTTAGGGTTTATTACAAATGCTTTACAAGATTTAGTAGATAGAACATTAAATGTTCCTCCTTGTGCAGCAGAACAATGGACTGCTGGAATTCTTTCCCAATTAATGAATGCAATTGAGGATGCATTATCTGGAATAATGTCTGGTATTAGTTGGTTGACTGGTGGATTAGGGACAATTTCTGGAATCTTAAATCAGGCAAGTTCATTGGCATCTCAAATTTTTAGTTTTCTTGAATGCACTGGACTTGCGTGTAAGCAACCTCATACTTGGGCAGCAAAATTCGGACCAAGTGAAAAGGAAGCAGATGACTGGAAAAAAATGGTTAGTAATGTTAATGTGTTTAAAACTGCTGCTAAAGCAGGAAGTTCAATAGAAGTTTCTCTTCGTAATACTCCTTTATATTCTGCAACTGATACTTTTGGGTCTGGATTTGGTGGTTTGATTGATAGAGCACTTAATAATGCATCTTGTGTGTCTAAAGTTCTT